GAGCCTGATACAACACCGGTTGAGTATTATTGAAATGCCGCATAAAATGTCTTGAATATTTGACGAGGACCTCGGACCATGGCCCAACAGACTTTTGAAGAGTTAGTAGCTGCTGTTAAGCAAGCGGAGAGCCGCGGCAAGCGGTACGCAGATGACGGCAAGACTCTGACCACAAGTGCCAAGGGTGCTCTGGGTGAAATGCAGGTCATGCCGGGGACCATTAAGGATCCCGGCTTTGGCGTTATTCCTGCAAAATCATCATCTCCTGACGAAATTGCAAGGGTTGGCAGAGATTACTTGCAGGCCATGAAGCAAAAGTATGGTGATACAGAGAAGGCTTTGATTGCGTACAACTGGGGACCGGGGTCCACGGACAAATGGATTGCTGCGGGAGCCAATCCTGACAAACTGCCTCAGGAAACAAAGACGTATGTAGAGCGGGTCAAGGGGCTTCTTGGAAAGAATGTTTCACGTGAAACACAGCAAGCCAAGACGGAGCCAACGCCTGCTGAAGAAGTGATGACCAAGGCTTTGCCAGCCGGAACAACTGCCAGTGTTTCACGTGAAACAATGTCCAAAGGCATGCCTGATGTCAAGAGCATGCCCGCCAGTTATCAGGCGGCGTTTGCTTTAGCGGCCTTGGCTGATGCCAAGGATGATGAGGACGACAAGGCATACGACGAAAATAAAGAGACCGAGTCAGAAAAGTTGATGCGGGAGTACAAGCCTGTCAATCATTTGGCTTCTCTTGATTTAAGCGTCACGCCCATTACCATGGCTGAGGGTGGGGAAGTGGACGCTGAAGACAAGCGCCCTGACGACATCAATTACTTTAGCAATGTCAATCGGATGAAGGACCGCGGAGTTACGACCGATTCCGTGATGCTTGGCGCGCGGACCAAGGCTGGTGAGGGTTCTGTCATGGCTGGTTTGAACATGGCCAACATGAGCAGGGATGAGAAGATGCAGACGGCGCGTGCTTTGATGTTGGCGTATACGCAGCAGGACCCTGAGGGTTTGGGGTTTACTGCAAATGTTGTCAAGCCCCAAGGCGCTCCGGCCATGGCTAATCTTATTGGATCCATGCCATTAGGTGAGGGCCGTGTATCGGCTGGCATGCATGGTAATCAGGCGTATTCGTTGGGATATGAGCGCCCTGTTGAGGGTGGTCAGTTCAATGCAAACTTAAATGTTCCACGTGGAACAATGGGTTCGCAAAAGATGCCTCCGCAGTTGAATTTGCAGTTTAACAAGCGGTTTGCGGATGGCGGGGATGTAAGCCCTGTTAACAGAGGTTTTGAAGAGGAAGAGGATGTAAGCAAGCCTTCCTTTGGCAATCCGAATATTAGAAAGCAAGGCGAGGCAGCAAGGAGACTTGCTGCTTTGCGGGATGTCAACACCCTCCCCGATCCTAAAACATATGCCGTAGCTTCTGGTCTGATGGGAACACCGCCCGATCAGATGGGGTTCAGTGTTTTGCATCCCAAGGCCAACGAGATTCGTGATGTAGCCAATCCTGCTTTTGCAGCGGGAACAGCGTTGCAGATGGCTCCTGCTGTTCAAGCTCTTGGTGGCGGAAAAGCGGCAAAGATGTTGGGCAACATGGCGGGTCAGGAATTTAATGCTGCTCTGATGGGCGAGCGTCCCGGCACATTGCTAGATATGTTCACAGCACCGGCACAGCCTAAGTTTATGTTTGTTCGTGCAAGGCCGGAAGCAGCAGCGCGGCACGCGGACCTGCAGGCTAAAGGCTTGTCACCGGAGCAGATTCGTGCGCAGAATTTAACTTTGATTGATAACCGCGGTAATTTGATTGAAGAAATTAGTGATGCGCCGGCGGTTTTGCAGCAAAAGACAGCTTCTGTGCCGCGTAATTTCTATGATATGTTGCAGCATCCGGAACTTAAGAGTATTTATCCGGGGTATGACATGCCTGATGTGCGGATAGGAACAACAAAGCGCAAGGGTGCGCCGTTGGCCTCGGCTTCTTTTGATGAGAGAGAAGGAATTCGTGGCGTGGTGCGTGATTTGCCGGGCGATGATGCAAGGAACACGGTCCGTGGAACTTTGTTGCATGAAGGTCAGCATGCAATTCAGTCCATGGAAGGTTTTACGGAAGGTGCAAACCCCAGTGCATTTGTTGCTTACATTAAAGCGCAGCGCGGTACATACCACAGTGATCCTACAGTCAACGAAAACGTCATTCGGGAGATGGAAAGGGCGTACCCTAATTTGCCTGAAGTTACAGACAGGATAGGGCAGGATCTTAAAGCTAAGTATGGCAAAGTTTTTCCTTCAGACAAACGCGTGGGAGAAGCTTTGTACAGGCACATGCCGGGTGAAGTGCAGGCGGAATTGGCGCGTGTGCGCAGCAATTTGTCCCCTGAAGAACTTAAAGCAACGCCGCATGAAGTGTCGATGCAGCAGTTAGGTATTGATCCTGCTAATATTTTGCAGATGAGCAAGAGCGGTTCACGTCCTGACAGGCAGATTGGTGATCTGGAATATGATGTTTATGGCTACGCGCATGGCGGCCCTGTGTATCGTGCAGACGGCAGTCCTGAAGAGGGTGAGCGCCTGACCCCGCAGCAGATAGAAAGAATCGCGGCCCAAGAATCAGCAGCTAGGGAGCAGGCCAGCACAGCAGCATTTATTACTTCCAAGTCTGGTATTGGTCGCAAGGCGGGCCCTGTTTCGCAGGCTCTGCAGTCGGGTCAGGGTCAGATTGAGTTTCTTAAGGGCATGACCAACGTACCGCAAAATATCTTGGGTGCGCCGATGGACATTTCCAACATGATAGCCAGCATATATGGCGGGAATGTTGAGAAGCCGTTCATGGGTAGTGAGTACATCAAAGAAGGACTGCGTGCAAAGGGCCTAGGGTTTACCCCATCTACTGATCCAACGTTGGCTGCTTTTTATGGCGCAGGTGATTTAGGCAGCAATCTTGTCAATCCTGCAGGCGTCACACGCTCTGGTGTGAAAGTTGCACAAAAGACGGGCGAAGCAATTAAAGGTAAGGCCTCTGATTTGTTGGCCAAGTATCAAGCAACGCAGGCCCCTAAACCGAAGACGATGACTGATTTGATGACGGGGCAACAGTTTGAAGCAGGCGGTGAGGATTGGATTCGACAACAGTTTGCAAACATACAGGCTCAGCGGGCAGCTAATTCCACTAACGTGTTAGGTGAAATGCCTCGCATGCAAACGCCTCAAACTGAACCGCCTATCCCTGTTGGTTGGGGCGAAGTTGATGTGACACCGGGTGAGGTATTAGATGCGCAGCAAGCTTTGCGTGCTCAGCGTGCAGAGCGCGAAGCCCAGCAGACGGCACAAAATGCCCAACAGCCGCAACAACTGGCTTTACCACTAGAAACCCCTGTTGAACCGCCGGTTACAGCTACTACCCCAGCACCAAGGGTCACATCTGTTGCACCTCCTGTAACAATGGAGTCTACGGTTACGCCTTCTAATCCGTTTGTTGGCAGGTTAGATAACTTTGTGGCTACATTAAAAGGACCGGTGACCAAGGATCAATTATTGGGACAGTTGCGCGGCAAGTTCCGGGACTACGATCTAAATCGTGTGGAACAAGCATTGCAGGATTTGCAACCTGCAGACAAAATTAAACCAGCCGATTTAAAACAGCGGCTAGACGGTTTGTTTTCTCCTAAGAATTTACGGCTAGGGATTGTTGAACCTAACCCACAGGCAGCAGGGGTACATCATCTTGGCATGGACAATCCATTTTTAGATGACCCAACTAAACAGATGGGTGTTATCAATTTATTAATGGAAACGCCAAAAGAAAAATTGTTGGCGCACCGTGAAACAGCCGACGTGGATCGCGCATTTGCACAACTGACTGGATTTACACATACGCCAGATCAAGTACAGCTTTTAAAAGACTTCTTTGTTAAATCGGCAACCCCCGAAAAAGCAGCAGCGTTGACGGCGGATGTAGATGCACTTGTGCCATATGTGCAAACATTTAAAGAAAAACAGGCAGTACTAGGTGACTTAGAAAATTCTTTGTACTTCCCTATTTTGTCAAAAAAATGGGGTCCTGCTCAAAATGAATTTTCACAACGAACTCCAGACTTGTGGGGAAATTTTGAAAAATATAAACCCATGATAGATGAGATGGTTATACAAGATGGGCTAAAGACCATGCAGGTGGAGTTTGGCATAACCCCTCCTCCAATTTCTTTGTACAGGCAAGATAAAGACGCATTTAATGCGGCAGTTAAAACTGCGTTAACGCCAGTAAATAATGAAATGGCAATAGCTAAAAATAACACGCAGCAGGCGATGGTTCCTATTGGAAAAGAAATTGAATCTTTGATTCAAGGTCAGCGTTTATACAAAGGTCAACACCCCGGTTTAAATGAACCCTACAAACAAAACAACCCTGTGGCCTTTAGCCGGTTCACGGACCATGATGCAGTAATTGGTAATCAAGGCACTAAGAGCGGTATGTATGTGCATGAACTGCAATCTGACCGGCTTGATGATTTGATTAAAAAAGGGCCTAAAGGCGGAAGCCCTGAGAAAGATAAAAAAGAACTGATTGCATTAAACATACAGGTCAAAGACAAAATAGGAATGCCAGTGCATGATGGAACGCCAGAAGGTATGGCAAGATATGGGGCAGAAATTGGTCCAGCAAGTGATCGCGCAAACATTTTTAACAAAGCGGCGGACGCTATATCCATTAAGTCTTTTGACAAAAATGGGGCAAACGAAAAAATAGATGCGTTGATGGCCACATACCCTGATCAAATTGATTTAATTAAAGACGCACTAAAGATTGCGCAACGCCAAAGAGTTTTAACGGGTTCTATGCGAAAAGGCAGCCAAGCGCATCAGTTAGAAGAGAGTTTTGCTGGTATGGAAACATCGCCACAGGTTGTTCAACAGCTTTTGGTAAAAAATGCAATTGTTGCCGCAATGCAACGAGGAAAAGAGTTTATTTCATTCCCCGGCAAAGAGTCGTCACAGGCGCAGTTGTATGAAAAATTACCGGGAAATCTTAAACAAGTGATTAAAGACTTGGGCCCCGGGTTTGAAATCAGACCTATTGAATTGCCTGTGGGTGACGTGGATGCCATAAATACATTGGGTGTAACATGGTCGCCCGAAGCCGCAGCGCGTATACTGAAAACCGGTGTGCCATTCAAAAATGGTGGAATGGTTGAGCGCAAAACCGACGATAACCGCAGATATCTGTAAGGACACAACATGCCAATTGAAAAGAACATGACAATCGATGATTTGCCCGGTGGCGATATCACGGTTGAGATGGACGATGAGCCTAGCTCCAATATCGATATTGAATACGACATGGACACAGGCGCGGCGTTGGTGAACATCGGTGAAGAAGACGATGATGTTGCCTATGACAGCAACTTAGCCGAGATCATTGAGCCTGATGTCTTGCAGCTTATTTCGTCTGATTTGATGTCTCTGTTTGATGCTGACAAGTCTTCACGCAAGGAGTGGGAAGAGCAGTACAGCAAGGGCATGAAGATGCTGGGCTTCACGTTTGAAGAGCGTACCAAGCCATTTAAGGGCGCTTGCGGCGTGCAGCACCCACTTTTGACAGAGAGTATTGTTCAGTTCCAAGCCCAAGCGCTTAAAGAATTGATGCCCGCGGGCGGCCCTGTGCGCACGCAAGTGCTGGGTAAAGAAACACGTGAGAAGTTGATGCAGGCAGACCGCGTCAAGGATTTCATGAACTACCAAATCACCACGGTGATGGAAGAGTACACGCCTGACTTTGATCAGTTGCTGTTTTATGTCGGTTTTGGTGGCTCGGCATTCAAGAAAGTCTATTACGACGAGACCAAGGGCCGCATGGTAAGCGCTTTGGTGCTGCCAGATAACCTGTATATCCCTTACACAGGCTCATCGGTGATGAGCGAATGCCAGCGGATCACGCATCGCGTTCCGATGTCCACCAACGATTACCGCAAAGCAGTGATCCGTGGTCAGTACTTGGACACAGCGCAGATGACGACTGCGGCAGAGACTGGCCAGAGCATTATCAAGAAGGAAACAGACCGCACAACAGGCGTTGATCCTACTGGTGTGGAAGAAGAGATCTGTTTGCTGGAGTTCTTGGTTGATTTGGACATCCGCGGCTTTGAGCACAAGGATGAAGACGGCGACGAGACAGGTATCAAGCTGCCATACATCGTCACCATTGACGAGATTTCTCAGTCTGTTGTGGGTGTGCGCCGCAACTGGAAAGAGGGCGATCCTCTGTTTGCCCGCAAGCAGTACTACGTGCATTATTTGCTTGTGCAGGGTCCCGGTGCTTATGGCTTGGGTTTCTTGCACTTGGTTGGTGGTTTGACAAAGACGGCTACTTCTGCACTGCAGCAATTGGTGGACGCTGGAACGCTGGCTAACTTGCCAGCAGGCTTTAAAGCCAAGGGTGCGCGCATTGCGAACGACGATACACCGTTGTCACCCGGTGAGTTCCGCGACATGGACGCGGGTGGTGCGGAGTTGTCTGCATCCTTGTTGCCATTGCCATACAAAGAGCCTAGCCAGACTTTGTTTGCGCTGCTTGGTTTCTGCGTAGATGCTGGTCGCCGTTTGGCAAGCATTACCGACATGCAAGTGGGTGACAGCAACCAGAATGCTGCTGTGGGAACGACGATTGCATTGCTTGAAAAAGGCAGCGCAGTGATGTCGGCAATCCACAAGCGTTTGCATTACAGCCAGCGCATGGAATTTCAATTGTTGGCCAAGGGTTTTGCAGAGTATTTGCCTGCTGAATACCCATACGATGTGCCCGGTGAGAGCCGCAGGATCAAGGCGCGTGACTTTGATGACCGCATCGATGTCTTGCCTGTTTCTGACCCCAACATCTTCTCTGTTGCACAGCGTATCACGATGGCGCAGACCCAGTTGCAACTGGCGCAGAGCGCACCGCAAATGCACAACATGTATGAGGCTTACTACCGCATGTATGAGGCCATTGGTGTGCGTGACATTGACACCATCTTGAACAGCCAACAAATTGATAAGCCAAAGGATCCTGCAAGCGAGAATGCACAGGCATTGGACGGCTCACCGCTCAAAGCTTTTGCCGGCCAGCAGCACGATGCGCACATCATGACCCATATCTTGTTTGGTATGAGCCCAATGATGGGAGGTATGCCTAACGTGGCGGTTACTCTGCAGAAACACATCTTTGATCACATCCGTTTAAAGGCGGAAGAAGAGGTAGAAGCCGAGTTGTTCCAACAGTACGGCACAGATCCTGACCAGCTTATTTCTTCTCTCCAACGTGAAGCGATGGTTGCAATCAAGGTTGCGCAGGGTTTCCAAGAAGTCAAGGCTTTGCAGGTCCAACTGCAGGGTCCACAGACTGATCCTCTGGTGGAGTTGAAGAAGCAAGAGCTTTCACAGAGCGCTCAGCGCGACCAAGCCAAGCTTCAGGTGGATCAACAGCGCCTTGGATTGGATCAACAGAAGGAACAGGCGGACGTTCAGTTTGATTCTGCCCGTTTGGCACTGCAACAACAGGCTGCTGCACAAAAAAATTCACAAGATGCCATACGAAATGCCCAACAAGGAGCAAAAAATGCAAACCAAAACAGCAAAAAGTCCTAAAAAAGCGCCCAAGGAGATGTCCGGAGCGCCAAAAAGTGTAAAAACACCACAAAATGACCCACGAGTGACGTATGTTTACCGAAAAGACGCATTTAAGAAGGTAAAACTAGCGTAAAAGTGTGCATAATAGCCACGTAACCTTCGGACAGGGGTCTATCTGTCTGCTTCATTGGAGTTATCCATGCTTGAATTTGCAGAGAAAGTCATATTTGCCATTCGCAGGCTTGAAAACGAAACTAAAGACTTCGTTAGCAGCGGCAATGTCAAATCGATGGAGCAGTACAAACATTTGATGGGCAGGTTAGAGGGTTATTCGTTTGTTCAGGAAGCCATACAGGATGTCTTGAACAAGAACTCTGATCTATAAAGGACCAACAGATGGAAATGACTGCATTAGAGAAGCGATGGGCTGAGGAAGCGGTTGAAAAAGCCGCCGCTGAGGCCGCTGCTGCTGAAGTTGCCAAGATTGAAGAGGCAGAAGAAGAGCAGCGTATTGAAAACATCAAGGATCACCTCCCACAGCCAACTGGCTGGCGTGTTGTGGTGTTGCCCTACAGAGGCGCTAAGAAAACCAAGGGTGGTATTGAACTTGCCGAAGAAACCTTGGAACGACAGCAACTCACTACCACTTGCGCATACGTTTTGGCCGTTGGCCCACTCGCTTACAAAGACACCGACAAGTTTCCGGACGGTCCTTGGTGTAAGGAAGGCGATTGGATCATTTTTGGCCGCTATGCAGGCGCACGAATGGGCATCAATGGTGGAGAAATCCGTATTCTCAATGACGATGAAATTCTGGCCCGCATTAGCGACCCAGATGACATTCTGCACATGTAAGGAAGCATATGACACAAGTAATGAACGATTCGCAACTTGAGTTTGACCTTGGAGAAGGTGAAAAAGCCACAGACGTGAGCTTTGACCGTCCTGAGGGCGACGAGAGTCCCGCGGCACCTGAACAAGAGACACAGATATTTCAAAAGCCTGAACAAGATTCTGCGCTTAAGAATGAATTGGATGAGGTTAGTGAAGGTGTGCAAAAGCGCATCTCTAAACTCACCGCACGCATGCGCGAGGCCGAGCGCCGTGAGCAAGCAGCCCTTGAGTACGCCAAAGGATTGCAGAACCAGACGCAGAACCTCCAACAGAAGCTCGTGCAGACGGATTACAGTCGCTTGAACGAAGCTAAGACACGTCTTGAGACCCAACAGGTTCAGTTGCGCCAAATTATTGCTAAAGCACGTGAAGAAAACGATGTCAACACTGAACTGGAAGCACAAGAACGTTTGTCGGCTTTAAGTGGTGAGCAGCGTCAAGTAGCAGGTTGGTTGCAGTCGCAGCAAGAAGTTGTTCAACAGCAACAATATCAGCAAGCGCAACCAGCACCTGCTCCGCAGCCACAACGCCCTGTTCCTAGCCCTCGTGCAGAGGAATGGGCAGAGCAAAACTCGTGGTTTGGACAAGATCGTGTGATGACTTATGCTGCTTGGGGCATACATCAAACACTTGTTGAACAAGAAGGTGTTGACCCCAGTTCAGATGAGTACTATACTGAACTTGACAAACGTGTTCGGAGTACTTTTCCAGACAAGTTTAGCCAATCCAGACAACAGCGTTCCGCGCCTGCTGTTGCCCCTGCCGCCCGTAGTTCGGGAATAAATAGTGCGCGCCGTACTGTCCGGCTTTCGCCGAGTCAGGTTGCTATAGCAAAAAAACTGGGCGTTCCTCTTGAAGAGTATGCCAAGTATGTTAAGGAGTGAAACAATGACTAAAGTTACTATCGACAAAGCCCCTCGCGCAACACGCGATACGGAAAAACGTCGCCGTCCTTGGACCCCTCCCTCACGTCTTGACGCGCCTCCTGCCCCCGAAGGGTTTAAGCATCGTTGGATCCGTGCCGAAGTAAACGGGCAAATAGACAAAGCAAACGTCTACAGTCGTCTTCGTGAGGGCTATGAACTAGTCCGTCTTGAAGAACTGCCCGAAGAATATCAAGGCATGATGCCTACCGTTGATGACGGTAAGCATGCTGGAGTAGTTTCTGTTGGTGGACTTTTGCTTGCAAGAGTTCCTGATGAAACTATTGCAGAGAGAAACGAGTATTACCGCCGTAAGGCTCAGGATCAGTTACATGCTGTTGACAATGAGATGATGCGAGAAAACGCACACTCTACAATGCGAATTCAGAATCCTGAACGCAGTTCGCGCACAACATTCCGTCAACAGTAAAATGTTGATACTTTAAATTTTTGTAGGAGCTACAAATGGCAAACGTTAATAAGCCTTTTGGCCTGCGTCCCATTGGTAACCTTTCTGCTACTGGTGCCCAGAAGCAGTATGGTTATCAAATTGCGGATAATCAGTCCGGAGCAATTTACCAAGGCGATTTAGTTGTCGTATACGACGGCTACATCATTAAGTACGACGAAACTACGCATGCCGCCCCCACAGGCGTCTTCAATGGTTGTCAGTACAATGACCCCACACGTGCTAACAAGCCAACGTGGAAAAACTACTACCCCGGTAGTGTTGACATCACCACAGGTCAAATCGATTGCGAAGTGTTGGATGATCCCAACCAATTGTTCTTGATCCAAGCCGACGGTGCTGTTACTCAAGCCAATATTGGCAAAAATGCTGATCCTACTGCTGCCACAACTGGTAGTACAACGACGGGTATTTCTGCTGGTACTTTGAAATCATCGTCTATTGCAAAAACTGCAGCCTTGACATTCAAGATTGTTGGTTTGAGCGCCCAAGCTGACAATGCGTTAGGAACCTACGCTGTTGTTGTTGTTAAACTTAATCAGCATCAGTACGGTAGCGTCGGTGTTGCATCTGACGGAGCATAATCATGGCTATTACACGTTCCCAACTGGTAAAAGAACTTGAACCCGGCCTGAACGCATTGTTTGGTTTGGAATACAAGCGTTACGAAAACGAGCACGAAGAAATTTTCTCAATCGAGACTTCTGACCGTGCATTTGAAGAAGAGGTCATGTTGACTGGCTTTGGTTCTGCTCCAGTGAAAACTGAGGGTGCCGGCGTTCAGTACGACACAGCACTGGAATCCTTCACAGCCCGCTACACACACGAAACCGTTGCTATGGCTTTCGCGTTGACAGAGGAAGCTGTGGAAGATAACTTGTATGACCGCTTGTCAGGTCGTTACACCAAAGCTATGGCTCGTTCAATGAGCTTCACAAAGCAAGTAAAAGCTGCTTCTGTGTTGAACAACGGTTTCACTGGCGGCAACTATGCCGGCGGCGACGGCGTTGCATTGTTCTCTACAGCCCACCCAACTGCTTTGTCTGCCAACTATTCAAATACACCTGCAGTGGCTGCAGATTTGAACGAAACATCGTTGGAGCAGGCTTTGATCGACATTGCCGCGTTCATCGACGAGCGTGGCTTGAAGGTTGCCTTGACTGGTCGCAAGATGATTGTTCCTAAGGAACTGCAGTTCACTGCAGAGCGCCTGATGAAGAGCACTTTGCGTACTGGCACAACCGACAACGACGTGAACGCGATTAAGTCTATGGGCATGCTCCCAGAAGGCTACACCGTCAATCACTACCTGACAGACGTCAATGCTTGGTTCATCATCACTGATGCACCTAATGGCTTGAAAATGTTCAATCGTTCACCTATCAAAACCGCTTTTGAAGGCGACTTTGACACAGGTAACGTGCGTTACAAAGCTCGTGAGCGTTACAGCTTCGGCTGGTCTGACCCACGTGGCGCTTACGGTTCGCCCGGCGCATAATATTTCTTCGGAAATATGTGAAGGGGGCCTTGTGCCCCCTTTTCTTTTGTTGTATATTGATAGCAATCCGGGCTTTCCGGTGCATTAGACAGTCCCGGCTGACGACATACAGACTGATGCACTCCACTTGTATGTAAGGAAATATCATGGGATTTGCATCACACCTTGGCCCTTGGCTCTTGGGCACTGTTAAAAACACAACCGGCACCACTGCTGGCACGATCCGCAATATGGGCTGTACTGATGTTTCTCAGTCTGCCGTAACCACTGTTGCAGACACTGTGGCAACTACTTTATTTGTAGTACCCGCTGGTTCACGCATTATTTTGATTACTGTTGACATTACTACCGCTTATGCTGGTACTACAGGCAATACTATTACCATCAAAGCGGGCTCAACAACATTAGGTACTGTTGGTGGTGCTACCACTACACCTTTGGCTGTTGGCCGCGCAACATTCACTATCACTGATGCAAATATTGCTAAATACGTAAACGTAGGCACAACGGATGTCATCATCACCGCTACTTACGCTTGTGCTGGCACAGCATCTGGTGGTTCTGCAACCGTTGGAATGGTCTACGCAGTGCGTAACGCTGATGGTTCACAAAATCCTGCTTCTGCTTAATTAATCTAGGGGGCTACGGCCCCCCATTTACAAGGAGATTAATTATGGGTTTTCAATTTGACGTAAAAGCAAAGAACATGACTGCTACCGGTGCTTCCGGTATTGGTGTTCCTCGCGCACGTGTTAAATCAATTTATATCGTTAATGGTGCAACAGCAGGATCCGTTTCTTTTAAAGATGGCGGCACAAGTGGCACTGAATTGATAAAAATTGACACGCCTGCCAGCACTACAGGTACAGGTTCAATGATGATATTGATTCCGGGTGATGGGGTTGTCTTTTTGGCTGACCCTTATTTGACCCTTACGACCGCCACATCGGTTACATTTTTCTACGGATAAGGAGTCCAAAATGGGACGAGCAACAAAGATGGAAGATAACCAGTACCAAGGCGAAGTTCAGCCCGGTGCACAGAAGCAAGACATGGCTAAAAGCGGCCCTAAGCAAACAGCACGTAAGACAGTGGCTCCTTCTGGTTCCACTATGCCGCGTGGTGTAGGCCAAGCCCGTAATAAGCCTTGCAAGCTGTATTGAAATGGCTAAAACGGCGGCGTGGCAGCGGAAAGAGGGCAAAAGTGCCAGTGGCGGATTAAACGCCAAGGGACGGGCTTCTTACAACAAGGCCAATCCGGGAAAACCCGGATTAAAGGCCCCGCAGCCAGAGGGAGGTCCTCGTAAAGATTCATTCTGTGCCCGTATGGAAGGCATGCGAAAGAAGAATACAAGCGAGAAGACAGCCAAGGATCCAGATAGCCGGATTAACAAGAGCTTACGGAAGTGGAAGTGCTAAATGGAAAGCGTTGTTTGGAACATGCTCCTAACGGCAGGAGTGGGTTTTGTTGGCTGGGTTTTGCGGGACAAGGCTGCTGAAATCAGTCGTCTGCAAATCTTGCTTAATCGCACCCGTGAAGAAGTTGCCAAGGAATATGTGACCAAAGCCGAGGTCCATGCAGACATCAACCGTGTTTTGGACAGACTAGACAGGTTGGACGAGAAATTAGACCGTTTGATGGGAGTAGCAAATGCCCGCAGTCAGTAAAAAACAAAAGCAGTTGATGGATGCGGCGGCGCATAATCCAGCATTTGCAAAGAAGGTAGGCATCCCACAATCTGTGGCGATGGATTTCAGTAAGGCCAGTAAAGGCAAAAAATTTAGACAAGGTGGTAGTACTATGGCTAAGATGAAAATGTTTGAGAAATCAGGCAAAGACATGGAAAAAAAGGGCGTGAAAGAAGGCTCTAAAGCAGATATGGCCATGGACAAAAAACAAGGCTATGCTAAAGGCGGCATGGTTGCTGGCGTAGGCCAGTCTCAAGGCGAAACTCTTAGCCAAAACGTTAAAAAGAGTGTTCAGGGCGACAAGGTTGCCGTCCGTGGCGTTGGTGCAGCCCGTGCCCGCACAGCAATGATTTACTGATATGGCTGTTTCCGGCGTATCCAATTTTGATCTGCAGTTTGACGACCTCATAGCTGAGGCGTATGAGCGCTGCGGTATTGAGGTGCGCGACGGATATGACATGAAGACGGCGCTACGCTCCGTCAACTTGATTTTTGCAGAGTGGGCTAATCGCGGCCTTAATTTGTGGACGATTGAGCAGCGCCAGCAGGTGCTAACGCCCGGGACATACGAGTATGACCTGCCCTCAGACACGATTGACGGCCTCTCAGCCGTGATTCGGACCAATGCAGGCCAGTCTACCCAGCAGGACATCACAATCGACCGCATAGGCCGCGCTGAGTGGCTGCATGTACCTAATAAATTGACGCAGTCGCGCCCTGCGCAGTACTACATCCAGCGCACAGTGCCGGCTAAGGTATTTTTGTATCCATCTCCTGATGCAACGCAGACATGGACGTTTGTCTACTATGCAATTCGTCGCATGGACAACGCTGGTGGCTTTAGCAATACAGCAGACATCTCTTTCCGTTTCTTGCCTTGTTTGGCAGCGGCTTTGGCGTACTACTTGGCAGTCAAAAAAGCGCCTGATCGTGTCATGTTGCTTAAGCAAATGTACGAAGAAGAGTTTGCGCGTGCAGCTTCTGAAGACCGTGAGCGTTCTGGCTTCTTTGTGGTACCTACGTACACGCAGAGGTAAACCATGGCCTATGTATCAGGCAAATTTGCAATTGCGCTGTGCGACAGGTGTGGCCAACGGTATAAATTAAATCGTCTCATCAAGGAATGGACAGGCTTTAAGGTTTGTCCAGAGTGCTATGAGCCCAAGCACCCACAGTTGGAGCCAAAACGCACAATAAATGAACCGCAGGCCTTGCATCAACCTCGCCCAGAGAGTAGACTTGGCGTTACCGTCTACGTCGGGTTCACGGCTGATACTTCGTTTGCAAGTATCGGAATGGTGCCGATGCCTTATGCCAAACCATTGGTTGCCTCGGCAGTCCTTGGAACAGTCAGAACGAGCATCACATGACATACACCGAACTAAAAGCTGCCATCATTGCTTACACCGAGAATCAGGGGTTTAGCACTGATAACTTGGACATGTTCACGCGTCAAGCGGAGCAGCGTATTTACAATTCGGTGCAAATTGCCAATTTGCGTAAGAATGTGACTGGTATTTTGTCAACCGGAAACAAGTATTTAGAGTGCCCTTCTGACTACTTATCTAGCTATTCATTGGCTATTTACCCCTTTATAAGCACTACAGCAACAGGCTCTTCTGGTGCATTCACTATTGTTGTGGCCAGTGCTTCGGGTATTGTTGTGGGGCAATATGCTTCTGGAACAGGTATTGGTACAGAAGCGGTCGTAACACTGATTGTTGGCACCACTATCACATTAAGTGTGGCCAATAGCGGCACTGTGTCAGGGGCAATTACGTTCCAAGGTGACTACACGTATTTGCTCAACAAGGATGTCAACTTTATCCGCGAAGTTTATCCAAACCCACGGGATTTAGCGCTTCCAAAGTACTATGCTATTTTTGGTCCTCAGTCTGCAAATCAAACGGAGTTGTCGTTTATCTTAGGGCCTACGCCAGACGCTCAGTATTATGCAGAATTGCACTATTACTACTATCCTGATTCGATTGTGACTACGGGTACGACATGGCTTGGTGATAACTTTGACTCTGCTCTTTTGTATGGCTGTTTGGTAGAAGCGTATACGTTCATGAAGGGCGAGCAGGACATGATGGTCTTGTACGACACCAAGTACAAAGAGGCGCTGATGCTCTTGAAGAACTTGGGAGATGGTAAGCAGCGCGGTGATGCTTATCGTGATGGTCAAGTTAAACTGCCTGTGAGGTAATAGATGATCACAGCAGGACTTACCGACAGCTTTAAGCAACAGTTATTACTGGGCGTGCATGATTTTGCAACGGATACGTTTCGTATTGCGTTGTATACGTCTTCTGCTACGCTAGGACCAACTACAACCGTGTACAGCAGCACAAATGAGGTATCTGGAACTGGGTACACCGCTCCGGGGCTGGTTTTAACAAATATCACTGTCCTTCTTTCACAGGGCGTGGCATATGTTAATTTTGATAACCCTGCATGGGTAGGCGCAACTTTTACAACGCGTGGGGCATTGATTTACAACGCTACCAAGGCAGGCAAATCAGTTGGCGTGCTTAATTTTGGTGTAGACCAGACCATGTTAGGACAATCTTTCACCATTCAGCTTCCGACAAACAATCCGGAAAACGCATTAATTCGCATCAATTAAGGAGTCAATATGACCACGGAAAAACTCAAAGTAACTGACCATATTTCTAGCGGTCTTATTGCTGGCACTAAAGCGGGCGAACAAGCCAAGGCTACAGGCGTTTACTACGTTGAATGCCACGATAAAGACGGCAAGCTCAAGTGGTCTGCTGAGTCTAAGAATTTGGTAGTCAACGTTGGCCTTCAGTACATGGCTGGCACGGCTTTGACTTCAGTAGCCCAGATTACCACTTGGTACATCGGCCTGTACGGTGCTGGAGCCTCTAATACGCCTGCGGCTGGAGATACGATGTCTTCACACGCTGGCTGGACTGAGGTTGTGCCTTACAGCAACTCAACCCGTGTGGCGGCTACGTTTGCTACAGCAACGACTGCCAACCCTTCTGTAGTGACTAATGCGGCTTCTCCTGCTACGTTCAACATCAACGCAACTTCCACTGTTGGCGGTGCGTTCTTGACCAGCGGTAGTGCTAAGAGTGGCACGACAGGTACATTGTTTTCAGCGGCTGATTTCAGTTCGCCCGGTGATCGCTCGGTGGTATCTGGCGACATTATCTCTGTTACCTACACGTTCTCTCTCGCCGGTTGAGGTCTAAATGGCTGAAGGCGGCTGGGGTTCTGGCACATGGGGTCAGGCTGGCTGGGGTGATTCAGTCTATGACCGGAGTGTTGCTGAAACTGCGACAGGGACAGAT